GCGGACGGGGTTGACGTACTCGTGGCGCTTTATGCGCGTCCCATCGTCCTCATAGAAAAGAAGGGTCTTGGGTGGAAAGTCCCAAGGCCCTTTCTGGACTCGATATTTAGCCAATGTCTTTCCTCACCCCCCATGCGCAGAAGCCGTTGCTGTCGCCGACTTGCGTAATCGACTTCTTGCAATAGCTCCCGTGTATATTCGTGGCGTAGTGATTGCAATCTCGACACCGAACTATCTCTGGCAGCTTGTCACCAGACACGACCACTTCTGTAATCGGCCTGCCTATCGTTTCACTAACCGCCTCGGCAATTGTCTTCATCTGGTCGGATGTGACAATAAACTCTCTCATTTGCGCTCACCGCACAATGCAGCGGGACGATTGAGCTTCACCAGAAGGTCAAGCAGCATGTATGCCCTATCGGTAAGTCTCTCGATATCACTCCGATACTGGCCTACGTCGTTGCTGTACACGGCCTCTTGTCTCTCGGCCCACGTATCAACCAGCATATTGAGAACGTATCGCTCCGTCCTCTTTGCTTTCTCGGCCATTATCTCGGCAGCTTCCAGCTTCTTTTCGAGGGAACGGCACTCGCCCTCCCACTTCTCGGCTTCCTTCTGCCAGTCAACGTCGGTCATTGTCCACCCCTTCTCCCTTGTGGCAATAACCATCAGGCTCAGTCGGGCAACCCCACATGACGCATATGTAGTGGTCGCCACAATCAATCAGGCTTTGGCAGTTGCGGCACCGCACCACTTCTTCGTTCTTGCCGACTTTCCCGTGAATCCCGTGAACCCAAAGCAACCCTGCTTCTTCATAGCAAGGCAGGATGTATTCGCGGATGATCCTGCTCACTTCTCCCCTTCCATCAGCTCTAGCCACTCCCTGCAAAGTCTCGTAGCGTCGTTCGGTTCTAGGTATTCGAGCATGTCATTGGCTATGGCCTCTAGGCAGTTGTAGGCGTATTTACCGCACTCGTTAGCGCTGTACCTGTAATCGCCCTTCCAACTGCTCACCATGAACAGCGACCAAAGGAGCTTGCTTGCAAGGTCAGACACAAGCGGCAACCTGTTGTTGCGCAGTTCTTCATCGTTGATCGTCTCGCAATGAACAGACCACTTATCAGGGATGGGGCCATTGAGGACTAGTGCAAGTACGTCCTTTGCTTCTAGTACAACCTGGTCAATCTCGTCCATTACTCGACCTCCACTCCCAGTTCGCGCATGCGGTTAATGACGCCGTCGATGTGTTCCATCTGCCTCTCTTGCGGCTCTTTGTCGATGTAGCCGCAGTAATGCCAGAACCACATGTCGGCCACCAGCTCGCGCAGCTCGGCATTCTCTGCTCTCAGCTTGTCGTTGACGTTATCGAGCCACTCTAACGCCCCACGTGCGTCCATAAGCTCCTCGTGCCACTCGTCATGGGCAACGGCAACGAGGGCAAGGAGGCCGAGAAGGACGATTCCGGCGATTACGTACCTCATTCGATCACCCGCCTGCCGCAGTTTGGGCAGTAGTTGACTTCTCCGATGAAGTAGAAGCTTGCGCCACACTTCGAGCAGATTTCATCGTTAGAGCATGGGTATTCGGGATGCTTGTAAGCTACGTGGCACGTCCCCCGCCCTAGCGTGGCCTCGACGGCCTGCTCGGGAGTGAGATTCGCCTGCACGCTCAGTTTGCCGATTGGGATATCATCGGCTCCTTCAAGCGCCGAGCATTGGTCATTATTGCTATCCCACCAGAACGTGCCAATAATGCCGTGGCTATCTACGAGCCTTCCCCACTCCACGCCTCGCTCGTCTAAGAGCTGGCGTAGGCGCTCCGTCGCGGTCATAGCGTCACCTTCTTCCCTCTAGTCCGGTCGCACTTGCGCTTGAACACGGCATCCTCGAAGCCTTGGAGATAGGCACATTCGAGGTAGTAGTCGCGTCTTCTGTCCCTCTGTCTTTTGAGGTTGTGTACCGATATGACCAGGGCAGCGGTTGAAAGAAGAAGCGCAATGATCGAAAGCACAAGCCTTGCGGTCATTCGACCACCTTCTCGTCTTTGAACTTGCGAGCAGACCACATGGCAAGCGCGAACAATGTGCGCCACGGTATCTCGACGCTCTGACTTCCGCATTGAAGAACGACGGTCTTTTCGTTGCTGTCTGGGATGGTGATGTAGGTCTTGTTCGCCGTGAGGGTGTTTACGTACTCGCTCTCAAACTCGATCATTACTCCACCAGCCTTAGACGCTTAGAGAAGTCAGCGACAAGCCCATCCCAGTCCTCGGATTCCTTGGACTGTTCGAGCATGTCCCAAAGCTCGTCCTCGACGGTGTAAGGCGCATGTACAACGTCCTTTGCGTACCACGTCCCCATGCAGCCGCTCCTGCGCCGCACGACTACTTGGTGGCACCCATCGGCGTAGACGTGCAAGCCCTCGACCCAACCTGGCTTTCCACCGACCTCGACCTTCTCACCGAGGCGCAAGCGCTCGCCGTCTGCTGCCCTCGGCGCGGCAAGGCGTCTCTTGGCAACTTCCATCCAGCGGTCAGCCTTCTGCTTCTCGGCGTTGAGAAGCGCTACAAGCTGCTCCTTAGTCTCGTTTTCCATCGGTCCCCCTATATCCATTCCAGTTCCTTCTTGTGTGTACGCTGGTATCTCAGGGCGTTTACCTTCATCGTGTCGTGGAACCAGCAGTAAACGATTTCATCCCTCACGTGCCGTGGGCTCGAACTGGTCTTCTCTGCTATCTGCGACACGGTAAGACCCTCAATGAAATGCAGGTAGCAGACCAATTCCTCGTCAATCATCGGCACCACCTTCTTCCACGCGGACGGCCATGATGCTGTATCTCCCCTCGCGTTCTCGCTCGACACAGCAGGGCGTCGAATACCAGCGGATCGTCCGCTCCTTGACTCCAAGAGCCCTTGCGCACTCACCAGCGGTACCAGTGACGACGGGGAAGCCGTCTTTGTAGACCACGAAAACGTCAGTAGGTCCCATGACTCCCCCTCAGTTGGAACGTAATGCCAATGCGCTTGTTCTCGATCTCCCAGCAACCGAAGTTGAACAACTCCGGACTATGGGCTCCGTATCGCGAAAGCAGCTCGCCGCTCCACCATGCGTCCTCGATGCTTTGCGAGTCCCAGACCCACCTCGCTTTGAGTAATGAGCCTCCGTGAAAGTCGTTGTGGCATCCCGTGGTACCAGTACCGCACAAGGCGAAAAGGGGTGATCTCAGCGCGTATGTTCCGCGAGTGGGCGTGTCTAACTTGAAGACCCTTCCCACCGACCTTGGAATGACGTGGTGGCAGCTCGTGGCGAATCTCCCACATACCGCGCAGGAATCAGATAGTCGCTCGTAGCTAGGGGATGTGCCAGGTTTTGTGTACCTCGCCCCAAGATGCGGTAGCCCGTAAAGCATTGCCTTCTCATAGGAAAGCCCTTTGAGTTGGGCAGAGGTCAGCATGTTTCGACCTCCTTTAGAAAGCGATAGAGGGACGCCCTTTCAATTCCGACGTCCCTCGCTATCCTCGTGAAAGCCTCCCCTGCGGCCTTTCTCTCAGCTACCGTCTCGATCAACTCCTTTGAGACGGAGTAGCTTCTGTACCGCTTTGGAAAGTCCTTTCTGTTTGCGTTGATTTGGTACTTCAGTGAACAGGGCGTTGTTCCCGTCCTTTGGACTATGGCCTTGAAAGAGTGTCCTTCCTGCCAGAGTCTTCTAGCCTCGAAGTACTGGCTTGTGGTTAGCATCCCACCCTCCGAGTTTTCAACATTTGAGTTTTCAACAACGCTGCCTTAGTTACAGAACAGATAAGAACAGAGAAGAACAGATAATAGCGACTAGTGCAGCGTTTCGTTTAGCGTCACGCTCACCGTCACGCTCACCGTGGCTCTATGCGTCTTGCTTTGCGTCACGCTTCTTCTGGTTCGTCTTCCATGCGCCGTACTTCTTCTTGGCTACATATTGCGCATAGGATTCCGAGTCCCTAAGAACACGCTTGATCGCAAGCATCCCCTCGTCAAAGTGTTCCGTACTAATCAGCCCGTAGTCGTAAAGGTCTTTGACGAAAGCCTTGCACTTGGGTACAGAAACGTCCGTCATGCAGCTTAAATCGTATGCAAGCCTTTTCCAACCACGTTGGTCTGATAGGTCGTAGATGTGTCCCTTGCGGCTCGTAAGAAGCTCCACGAGAAGCCAATAGAGCCCGTAGTGACCCATTCCCTTGTCCTCGACCATAGCGCACAAGGAATCGTCCTCATGCGCCGTCACGTCATGTCTCACGTACCGAGGACACATCCTTCTTGCTTCTTCCAGGAAGGCCAATTCATCCATCATTCGCCTCCAAAATCTTCCACTTCAGCCATGAAAGCGAACCTGTCTAGCGCCGAAATTGCGGTACAAATTAGGTCAATTCCGGTCGAAAGCATCAAAAAAATGGCCTGCCCGTTGCAATTCGAGGCTTCTTCAACGCTATTGCAAGCCTCAGAAGATAGCTTTTGATGTGTCTTGTCGAGTGCCAGAGCGGACTTTTCACCAAAGTTTTCAACATCCAAGACAAGAAGCTCTAGCGCCGCGTCCTGAAGCTCGCCGATGGTGTAGTCCCTGAAGGTCTGGTTGAGGTCGCTTTCCATTTCAAGCGGTATGTCTGTCATGCTTTCCCCTCGTCACTGGTACAAAGGCGGTCAACTTCTTCTAGGCGAAGTCCAATAAGCATCATGCAGTTCACCGCCATTGAGTTGCCTATTGCTTTATATCGAGGCCCGTCTGGACACTCAGGCTTGCCTTTCCACGGAATGTTGGTGTGATCGTCCGGAAAGCCCTGCAAGCGCTCGCACTCCTTGGGAGTGAGCCTGCGGACTACGTAATCCTCACTCGTGCCGTCAAAAAGGGTCTGGTCTTGGTTCGTTGCCAAGGTGCCGCTCACCTCTTTCTGTATCAGTGGCCCCTTGCCACCTCCTGGCTTGCCCCCCCTCTCCCGCATCAGGTATAAGTCCATTTCCACCATCACAATCGGTTGTATGTGCATGCCTTTTCCGCTGTTTAGGGTAGGTGCGACCCCCCCCGCATAGATGCGCTTGGATTGAACATCCCACGGCGTCAAGCAGTCCTCGCTAGGCATCTTCCGACCCTCTGTCCGTTCGATAGGCAACAGCGTGGGGACCCCTCGCCACCAGGGCGTCGCTCAGTTCGGTCTTCTCGATGTGGGGGGGGTACTTGGCGTTCTCACCCTGGTTGAAGGCGGCTCTGTCAATCAGGATCGGAGGGTTCTTGTGCTGCCGCGCCGCCAAGGCAGGTGACGGGTCTTGTTCCCCGCTTATCTCGGCGTTGGCTTGCCCAGAAGCCATGAGAACAATCGGCTGGACATTCTTGGGGTTCCAATTATTGCCGCCGGCGTTCAACGTCGGGGAGACGCTTTCTGGCGTGAACACCTGCTTGCTTTGCACGTCCCACGGGGTTAGGCAGTTTTGGTTAGCGTTTTCGCCCTCTTGGGTTGTGCATATCAGGCTGCCGCCTTGCCCCTTGGTGAAATCTGGATGCGCTGCAATGGCTCCAACGTGGTCGCCCGAACCACCTTTGAGCCTAACTTCCATGCGATTGTTCTGGGCGAAGGCAACGGCAATATTTGTGCCACCCTCACCACCGCGCCTAAGCGTCATTGATATCTCGTCTGACGCTTTTGGGGTAGTGTCACCGTAGAAAGCAATCGCATGATCGTTTGCCCTAGACAGTGTGTATGACACATCATCTTGGTTAATGCCACTACCGTTGCCCTTGGTATGTCCCGTCTGCATAGCTACCGCTGGTGAGTGCCAATCGCTAGTAACGGTGTTCACGCTACCGTCGTCATATACCGGCATCGTGCCAGCTCTTGACCCTTGGTGGAACTTGAAGGCTAAAGACTCACCTCTGCTTTCTGCCTTAGTGCCTTCTCCAACATAGGCGGTAAGCTCTTTCCTCTTTTCTCGGCTCGACGGATTATCCCCGCGCACGCTTTCGGGCTCAAAGAGTACCGCTGCGGCACGGAACCCTTCTCCAAGGTGTCCGACAAGAAAGACACGCCTGCGGCGTTGTGCGACTGGACCGAACCATCCGACAAAGTTACCTCTATCGTCCCACACGGGTACTCGGCAGAATTGAGCGTCAAGAACTCGGTAGGCGAGATCCTTATACCCCCCGTCTTCCATCTCTTTGAGCAGTTGCCCGAAGGCATCATCACGTGTGTTGAGACAACCTGGCACATTTTCCCAGAGGAACCATCGAGGTTGAAGCTCTGTAACAGCTCGGATGTACTCGAACATGAGACGAGATTCGCCCTCCAAAGACTCGCGGTTTCCCGCGACGGAGAAGGATTGGCAGGGGGAACCTCCCACAAGCACATCTGGCCTTCCAAGATTTCTGACAACTTCCCCCCAATCAATCTTTGTCACGTCACCCAAGTTGGGAACTTCCGGCCACCTCTCGGCAAGCACGGCGCTAGGGAATGGGTCTACCTCGGCAAAGGCCAAGGGCTCCCATCCAAGCGGCTCCCATGCAACTGAAGCGGCCTCAATGCCGCTGAATATGGATATGTACTTCATTAGAAGGGGATATCCTCGTCGTAGGCGTCGGCCAAGGTCTGCTGCTGCTGGTCCTGCTGCTGATCGTCCTTCTGCTGCATAAGCTCGACCTCGGAAAGCACGACTTCCCACCTAGACCTTTTCTGGCCGTCCTTCTCCCATCGGTCTTGGTGCCACTTGCCTTCCACCGCGACCTTTGTTCCCTTCTTCAGAAGCCTTGCGAGGGATTGGGCTCGGTTGCCGTACATGACGCAATCAACCCAATTCGTGTAGTCCTGCCACTCGTTGCCCTTCTTGATTCGCTCGTTCACGGCAACGGTGAAGGAAATCACTTGGGTGCCACCGCTCGTGGCCTTCAGTTCGGGATCGCGGGCAAGGTTGCCCGTGCCTACCCACTTGTTGATGCTCATTCTGTTCACCTCGTCACTGGCTAAAAGCCCCCTGAAAGCCAATGAGAAGCCTTCTGGGGGCTTTTGAAGCCTGCTAAGTCCACTTAGTTGTCGAGACACAATGAAACGCTTAGAAGCGCTCTCCTTGGCTCGGAATGAATTGCATCGACGCTATCTCTTGTGGCGTGGCAACGTCGATGCCTTGTAGCGCACATTCTTCCCTCATGCCGTTAATCAGTCTGCTGAACTCAGCAGAGTCCATTTGTGAGCTGCCCTTGTACATGCGGATGTGCTTGAAAGTCTTGCCTCCGGCCATTCCTGTCCCTATCACGTCGTAGTATTTGACGTATTCGGACACTGGCACATCTTCTCGGATGCTGAAGACCTCGTATGTGCCGTACTCCCGAAGCATGTGCAGATGCACCTCGGAATCTGGCAAGCCCAACTTCCTTGCTAGCTTGTTGAGCATTGACCAGTAATAGGCGTTCTGGGTCATGGATCGGCGCTTCTTGACCTCTTTGACCTCATACCGCTTGTCTTGGTCTTGTGCGGTAAGCCACACGATGCACTCATAGGCCGTTCCCCGCATGGCTTACCGCCTTCCTAAAACTCTTGGTCTTGGTCGTGCAGGACGAAAGCAAGAAGGGCTCGTGCGCCCTCCATGCCATTTGCCCTGTAAGCAGCAAAGACCTTGCGCCTGTCTGCCTCGGTGCCGCCTAGCTGCTCGGCGATAGAAGCGCACTCAGCCTTTTCTTCCTCGGTCATTTCAGTTTTCGTCGCTGGTTTGGGTGGTGTTGCCGCCTTTGGAGCAGAGCCACGGGAGAAGACAATCTTTC